GAATGGACGGGCCCCGACCAGGCGCCCGAAGAGGTGCCCGCTTCGCGCCTGGTCCGGCGGCCGATGGCCGGCCCCACGCGGCGCGAGTGGATGTGGCGCGTCGTCGCGACCGAGTGCCTCTATTCGACGGTCTATCTGCTCCACGTTGGAGGTACGGATAGCGAAGGCGTGCCGTGGTCGCTCATGCCGATCCCGCCGGCGGCGATCATGCCGCTCACGCCGTCCGATCCCTGGGGTCTGTCGTCGCCGACGGAATACCTCGTCGGTGGCGAGAGGGTCGGCCTCGACGATCTCTCGATCATCCGCCGTTCGCCGTTCCCGGGCATCTCCGACCAGGCCGCCGGCATCATCGCGATGGCGCGCTCGCAGTTCCAGGCGTACCTCGCGGCCGATACGCACCTTGCCCGCTACTGGATCAACGGCGGCCCGACGGTCACGGTGCTGCAGACGACGGCCAGCCTGACGTCCGACCAGGCGGCCGGCATCTCCGATTCGTGGACGGCGCGGCGCCAGCTCGGCGGGCCCGCGGTGCTCGACAACGGCCTGGAGGCGAAGCCCTTCGGCGCGGACCCGACGACGGATTCGGCGGTCGAGGCGCGGCGCGAGATCGTCGCCGACATCGGCCGCTATTTCGGGGTGCCGTCGCGCATCCTCAATGCGCCGGCCGGCGATTCCGAGACGTACGCGAACGTCGAGAACGACGCGACCGACCTCTGGCGATACACCCTGCGCGGCTACGCGGGCCCGATCGAGGACGCCATTTCCGAGCTGTTGCCTGGTGATTACATCACCGGCCGGCGGATGCGCATCGATCCCGTCCGCTACCTCCAGGGCGACCTGCAGAGCCGGTCGCAGGCGTACGTCATGCTCGTGGGCGCGGGCATTCTCACGATCGACGAGGCGCGAGCCGGTGGGTTCGGACTGGGCCCACTGCCCGAGGGGGCGACGCCACCGCCGGCGTCGGGCGCGCCAACCGCAATCCCGGCGGCCATGGTGACAGTCGGAGGTCAGTGATGGCACGCGACAAGGCAGCTGAAGAGCCCGAGGCGACCGCCGCCGAGGACGAGCCCACCCAGGACGACATCGACGTCGCGGTGGCCGCCCACAACGACGCCGAGATCGCGAAGGCGGCCGAGGCGCTGGGCGAGCCCAACCCCAAGGACGCCGTGCACGGCACGACCACCACGACGTCGAGAGACCTGCAGGAGTGACCGAGCTCGCCCGCGAATGGTCGGGCTCCGTCCTGCTCCGCGCCGCCGGCGCACCGGAGGAGCGGATCATCGAGGGCATCGTCGTCCCGTACGGGCAGGTCGCCACCGTGCGCGATTCGCCGACCGGCCGGCCCTACCGCGAGACGATCGCGCGCGGCGCCATGGACGGCCTCGACCCGTCGACCGTCCGCCTGGAATACATGGCGGACCCGTCGCCGCAGTCGTACAACCATCACGAGGGCGCCCGATTGATCGGCCGCGGTGTTGCGGCCGATCTCGGCGGCGACGGCGCCCTCATGCGCTTCCGCGTCAGCAAGACACCGCTCGGGGACGAGGCGTACGAGCTGGCGCGCGACGGCGTCCTGACCGACCTCTCGGTCAACTTCTCGCCGGTGTCGGAGCGCCGAACGCGCGCCGGCATCGTTGAACGGACAAAGATCGATCTCGGCCGGGTGGCCCTGGTCGCGAGTCGGGGCGCCTATGCCGGCGCCCAGGTCACGGCCGTCAGGGCCGCGTCGGAGGGTGACATGAGCGAAGAGAAGACAACCGCCCCGGCCGAGGACACCGAGGAAAAGGCCGAGGACGAGACGGAGGCGCCGAAGGACGGCGGCCGGGCGAACCGGACGCGCGTGACGGTCGACGTCGAGCGCGCCGCGGCCGAGCGCGAGACGGCGCAGGCGCTCTCCCGGGCGTCCGGGCCCCGCCTCCAGGTCACGCGCAACGAGATGGTCTACCGCGCCGATGCCACCTGGTCGGGGCGTGACGATCGCGGCCAGCGCGTGTCGCTCCTCTCGGACGGCTGGCGGGCCCGGAACGGCGACATGGCGGCCGCCGAGCGGATCTTCCGCTACGAGGCGATGCGCACCGACTTCGAACGATCGGCCGAATCGGCCGGCATGTCGATGCTCGCCCGCGCCGGCGACGTCCTCTCGACCGAGGTCCTGGGTGCGTACCCGAACGACTACGTGCCAGGACTCCTGACGCCGCGCATCCTCAAAGGGCGGCCGATGGGCGGCTTCTACGATCGCTACCCGATCTCCGACGGCCTGCCGAAGATCTACCCGAAGGTCACGACGTCGACAGTCGTCGTCGCGCAGTCGGCAGAAGGCGTGAACCCGGCGGCGTCCGACTTCGCGACCACGGCCGTGACCGTCACGCCCGTCCTGTACGGCACCGAGACGGTGGTCAGCCGGCAGGTGCTCGACGGCAGCTCGCCGTCGGCCGAGGCGATGGTGATCGCCGACATGATCGAGGCGTACGCGCAGGCGTCCGAGGCGGTTATCAAAACGGCGGTCGAGGCGGGCTCGACGGCGTCGGGCGTCGCGATCGTCGCGGCGACCCCGTACGGCGGCATGCTCGGCAACATCGTCGCCTACTACACCGCGCGGTTCCGGGCCGCCACCGGCCAGTTCATCCCGCCCGCGCTGTACCCGGTCCTGCTCGCGCAGGCCGACACCGCGGGGCGGCCACTGCTCCCCGCCATCGGCCCCATCAACGCCGACGGCACCACGGCCGACGGCGCGGTCGGCGCGACGCTCCTGGGCGCGACGGTCTACCTGTCCTACGCCTCGACGGCGAACGTCGTCGTCACGGGCCGCCCCAACGACTTCGTGATCATGGAATCGCCGGTGGCGCGCTTCAGCTACGACGCAGTCACGGGCCCGGCCGGCGTGCGGGTGGGCGTCTGGGCGTACCTCGCCGTCGGCCAGCGGCTCGGTTCCTTGAAGGTCACCGCGGCGTAGATGGCCTACGTCACCCTCGCCGAAGTCACCGCGATCCTGGGGCCCGGAGCCGACGCGGCCCGGGCCCAGACCGCGATCGACGCCGTCACCGAATGGATCGATACCAGGGCCGGCGCGCCGTTTTCCGCGCCCGTGCCGGCCCGCGTCCATCAATTGGCCCTCAACGGCAGTCTCAGGTACTACCACGACCCCGAGGCGCCCTACGGGGTGATCGCGGCCAGCTCGGACGTGCCCATGTACATGCGCGGCCTGATGACCGACGCGGATTCCCTGCTCCTGGGCCTGCGCACCGACTTCGGGATCGGATGAGCCCGCGGACGGATCTCGCGACGGCGCTCGACGCGGCGGCGCCGGCCAACGTGTCGGTGTTCGCCGAGGAGCCGGTCACGCCTCCCGCGTTGCCGGCGTTGCTCATCCGGCCGGGCTCGCCGTATCGCGAGCTTGGCGAGCAACCGGACTGCATGGAGCGCTGGCGCCTGGAAGTGCTCGCGCTCGTGCCGGTCGACACGGCCAAGTCGCTCGACGCGCTCGACGGCCTGATCACGGTCGCCCGCGACGTGGTCCGGGCGATGCCGTACGCGACCTATCTCGGCGTGCGTTCGGCGCCGGGATTGTTCTCGATCGGCGGCCAGCAGATGCGCGGCGCTCTCGTCGATTGTCAGGTGGAGGTCTAGACCATGGCGCGGCTGTACATCAAGAACGCGAGCGTGAAGTTCGTGATCCCGCCCGGGCCGTTTTCGGGCGCCACCGAATACAACTGCTCGGTCAAGACGGCCGAGTTGATCGTTTCGCCCGGCGACATCACGAAGTACGCGACGTTGTGCGACACGATCCAGCAACAGGGCGCCAGTAGCTACGCGATCCATCTCGTGGGCCCGCAGGACTGGGCGACCGGTGGCCTGAGCCTGTTCCTGTGGACAAACGCCGGCGCCACCGCGCGCGTGGTGATCCAGGCGCACGGCGTGGCGGCCGCGTTCGCGGCGGCGACGCCCGGCATCGACGCCACGGTTGTCATTTCCGAAGGCGCGTACGGCGGCGAGTCGAACACCTTCGCGGAGTACGAAGTCGAGCTTCCCTGCACCGTGCGCCCGACGCTCGCGGTGACGACGCCGACGACCGAGTTGGCGCAGACAGAAGAGACGCAGGCCCCCAAGCCCGAGGCAGCGGCGGCCAAGAAGGCGGCCTGATGCCGGTCGAGGTCACCGGCGTTCCCGAGGCGCAGGCGGCGATCCAGGGCGTCGTCGATGACGCGCGTTCGATGGGCGACGTGCATCGCCTGATCTCGCAGGCGGGCATCGACGCGGCGCGCGCCCGATCGCCGGCGGCGACGGGGCGCCTGTCGGGCTCGATCGCGGGCGATGCCGACGATCGGCAGGCGACGCTCGCCGTGGGCGTCGCCTACTGGCCCTACCAGGAATTCGGCACGCGCCATCTCCGGGCGCGGCGCTACATGGCGGCCGGCATCCGCGCGATGCGCAAGGTCGCCGGCCGCGAGTACCGAAAGAAGCTCGGCGACGGCTACAGGCGCCGCGCGAAGAGTGCGCGCGCGGCGGCAAAGTCGCGATGAGCGGCAACGGCCACCGGGAGGTGACGCATCTCGGCGAGATCCTCGACGCGACGCGCCCGCGCGTGGTCAAGCTGCCGAAGGCCATCGACCGCGGCTCGGTGACGATGTACGAGCTGTCGATGGTCGGGCGGGCGCTCGGCCTGTCGCCGCTGGATCTCGACGCGGCCGTGAAGGCTCAGGGCTGGGAGGCGATCGAGATCCAGCAGGCGCTCGTCTGGGTCATCCTGCGCCGGCGCGAACCGGACCTGACGTGGGAGGAGGCGCGCACGTTCGCGCTCGATCTCGAACCGGACCCTACGACGCCCGCGACCGCGGGCTCGCGCAGGCGTGGGACCGCCTCATCGTCGACATCTGCCGCGCCACCGGCCTATCCCCCGCGGACGCCCGCGCCATGACGCAGGGCGAGCTGCGCGCCTGGTCGGAGGCGCTCGACGACGCCCGCCCCCTGACGCAAGAGGCGTTCGACGATGCCTGACGCGCTGGAGATCGTCGCCCGCTTCACGGCCGACACGGCCGATCTCGTCGCGGGCTCCGAGAAGGCGAAGGGCGCGCTCGGCGGCATCTCGGTCGAATCGCTCGCCATGGGCGGCGCCGTCGTCGCCGGCGCGGGAGTGGCGATCGCGGCGATCGCGAGCATGACCCAGGCGGCCGCCGAGGACCGCGACGAGCAGGCGAAATTGGAACAGGCGATCACGGCCGCCGGCGCCGCGACCGCGACGAGCACCGACCAGGTGAACGCCGCCATCGCCGCAAGCCAGGCGCGGGCCTTCACCGACTCCGAGACGCGCGACGCGCTGCAATCGCTCGTCACCGCCACCGGCGACGTCACGTCGGCGACGGCGCTCCTGTCCACGGCCCAGGACGTCGCCCGCTTCGCCGGCGTCGATCTCGCGACCGCGTCCGACGCCGTCGCGAAGGCCCAGGCGGGCAACGCGGGCGCGCTCGCGAAGCTCATCCCGGGGCTCGACAAGGGCACCAGCGCGACCGAGACGCTGGCGAACGCGCAGAAGCTCGCGGCCGGGCAGGCGGAGCTGTTCGCGACGAGCACCGAAGGCCAGATGCAAATTGCGAACGACTCTTTTAGTGAATTGGGGGAAACTGTAGGTGGTGCATTTCTCCCTATATTAGATGAGTTGGTTCCTGCAATTGTCCCGATTATTCAAATTCTCGGTGAATTGATAACGGCGGTGATGCCGCCGCTCGTCGCGATCATCAAGATTGCCGTCGAGGCGATCAAGATCATCATCGGCGTGCTGAAGGGGTTCTTCGACATCGCGGGACAGGTCGCGGCGGCCGTCTCGGCGAAGCTCACGCCCGTCCTGAACAATCTCGGGCCCGTGCTCGACGCCGTCGGCAAGGCGATCGGCGGCGTCGTCGACTGGATCAAGTCGCTGCTCGACTGGATCGGCAACGCGATCGGCGCCGTCGGCCGCTTCCTCGATTCGCTCAACCCGTTGAAGGGCATCAGCCTGCCGAACATCAGCCTGCCGTTCAGCGCCCCCGCGCCGGCGGGCACGGTCGCGGCGACCAGGGGCGCGCGCAGCACGCGCCAGGCGGGCGTCACCAACGTGACGATCAACACGAGCGCCGATCCCGAGGCGGTGGTCCGCGCCCTTCAACGCTGGGCCGGCAACAACGGCGGCCGCGGCACGTTCCTCCGCGCGCTCGATCGGGCGGCGGGATGAGCATCGTCAGGGGCGCCGACGTCGTCGTGCAGGGCGATCTCGGCGCACACCCGTTCATCCTCGACCGCGACCTTCTCGACGCCAACCCGGGCTCCGAGCTGACGCCGTGGACGGGCGCCTGGGACGACGTGACGTGCCTCGTGCTCTCGATCGCCTGGACATGGGGCGCCGGCAACCCGTTCGGGCCCCTGACCGAGTCGGAGGGCGGCCGCGCGCAGGTCAACCTCCACGACACGACGCGCGCCTACGACCCGAGCAACGCCACGAGCCCGTACTTCAACTTCCTGCGCGTCGGGATGCCGCTCCGCGTGCTCGTCGACGGCGCGGCGGGCTGGACGGGCACCCTCGAGGCGTGGGAGTGGGATGTCGGCGACCAGGTCGCGACCCTGTCGGCCATCGACGCGATCGCGACGCTCGCGGCGCTCGTGGTGCCCGACGACACGCTGATCCCGGCCGGCACCACGGCGTCCCAGGCGGCGGCCGTGCTCGCGGCGGCGGGCTGGCCGGCGAGCGGGACCTACACCGGCACGAGTGTCGCGTCGCGTACCGACGTGACCGTCTCGGGACAGGCGATGGAGGCGCTCCACGCGATCCGGTTCGCCGAGCTGGGCGCGGTGTTCGGCACGCGCGCCGGCGTGATCGCGTGGTGGGCGCGCGGCGTGACCGCGTCGGCGACGCCGACGATCGTCATCAACTGCGGCGGCGTCGGCCTGGTGGCGCTGGCGTCGGTGTTCAACCGGGGCCGCGTCCGCAACGTCGTCCGCATCGACGACTCGCTCAACCCGTACGTCCAGATCCTCGACGCGTCGGCGACGCGCCACGGGCAGCGGACGGTCAGGGCGTCGGGCGACGATCTCGCCTATCCGGTGTCGGGGCGGGTGACGGCCTTCGCCGCGTGGGCCCAGACGATCCTCGACGCGCTCGGCAACCCGCGGCCGGCGAGCCGTCTCGGGACGCTCGTGCCGGTCGGCGCGACCCAGGTCGATGCGATCCTGCGGGCCGAGTGGGGCGACGTGTGGCGCATCGTCGACACGGGCTCGGTGCCGCGCATCGATCGCACGGTGCGCGTGCTCGGGCAGTCGGTGACCATCACGCCATCGACGATCGAGGTCGACGCCGTCACCGAGGATCTGACCGGCGACGCAGCCGGGCCCACCGCGCCGGGAGCGCCGGTGCTCGTCTCGGCGACGGCTGGCAACGCGCAAGTCACGCTGACGTGGACGGCGCCCGCGTCCGACGGCGGCAGCGCGATCACGGGTTACACCGTCACCGCCAGCCCGGGCGGCGCGACATGCACCACGACCGGCCTGACGTGCATCGTGTCCGGTCTGAGCAACGGCACGAGCTATTCGTTCACCGTGAAGGCGACCAACGCGATCGGCACCGGGCCCGCGTCGAATGCCCTGTCTGCGACGCCGACGGCGCCGGTGCCCAACTACGCGGCGACGGTGCTCGCGACGTCGGGCCTGGTCGCCTACTGGCGCATGGGCGAGGCGTCGGGCTATCCGCAGGATTCGAAGGGCACGAATCACGCCACCGTGCTCGGCGGCAC